CGTGGTTGACAGGGTTATACTGGATTTAAGAAAAAAAGCCTATCCGTCTTGGCAGGACCAGTTGGATGATATTTATCACAACGGCATCGAGGGGTGGAAAGAAACGATAAAGGCAACGAAGGATAAATATCCGAAGATAAATTAACTTATTTAAATTTAAAGGATATATAATGCAAATATGTATTATCTGTTATAGAAAATAAAGAATGTAACCTGGCCAACTAAACCATAATCATTATAAATAGTTATAAATAGAAGTAAGGGATTAATAATGGCAGCAATAGCGAATTTATTGGTAGACCAAGGTGCTACATTTACAACAACAGTTACGGTATATAAATCAGACGATTCAATTTATAATTTAACGAATTATACTGCAGCTGCTCAAATAAGAAAATCACATCAAAGTTCTACAAAAACTGATTTTGCAACAGCAATTAGTAATCCTTCTAATGGTCAAATCACTTTAACCCTTACAAAAACTCAAACGGCAGCATTGGAAGAAGGACATTATGTATATGATGTTGAAATTACTGCTTCTGATAGCACGGTTACAAGGGTTGTTCAAGGTGTGATAAAAGTAAGTCCTAATGTAACAAGGTAAAGTTTTAGTCTTTTTTATTATAAATAGTAGTGTTATTCAAATAGGACTATTAAACAAATGGCAATAAAGGCTAAAATATCAGATTCCACATCAGGACCATCACAGGTTTCTGTTACAGTTCCCGCTCAGGTACAAGTTGATATCAATAATACTGACGATTTATCTGAAGGAAGTACTAATTTATATTATACGGAAGCAAGAGCAAATGAAGATATAGTTAGTCAATTACAGGATATACAATCAACAGGTCTTGCAACTCTACTTAATGGTGATATTAACATATCGCCACATGGAACTGGTAATGTAAATATCACTTCTAATGTACAACTAACAGGTGCAGGTAAGAATATAATATTTGAAGGTGATACTGCTGATTCGTTTGAAATAACATTAACAGTTACAGACCCTACAGCAGATAGAACAATTACTTTACCCAATGCAACTGATACTTTAGTAGGTAAAGCAACTACTGATACTCTCACAAATAAAACTTTAACAACTCCAATAATTACAGAAATTGATTCTGGTTCAACAATTACTTTGGATGCAGAAACGGATATAGTATTAGATGCTAGAGGTGGAGATATATACTTTAAAGATAATGGTACTACTTTTGGTTCTGTAACAAATGCTGGTGGTAATTTAACAATTAAAAATGGTGCAACCACAGCTTTAACATTTAGTGGTGCAAATACAACTGTAGTAGGTAACTTGACGGTTGATGGTACAACTACTTTTACTGGTGGTTCAATTACTTTAGGTGACGCTGCTACTGATACAATTGCTTTTACAGGTACGATTACAGGTAATTTAGTTTTTGAAGGTTCGACAGTAGATAGTTTTGAAACAACATTAGCACCAGGTAATCCTACTGGTGATATTACTCTTTCTTTACCAAGTACAGCAACTGATACTTTAGTTGCTAAAAATACTACTGACACTCTTACAAACAAAACTTTAACAACTCCTACCATTAATACAATAAATGCAACTACATTTACGGTAAACGCTTCAGCAGATATCGTATTAGACGCTGATGGTGCTGATGTAATACTAAAAGATGATGGTACTAATTTTGGACGATTTACAAATAGTGGCGGTGAACTAGTTATAAAATCCGGTTCATCTGCTACAACAGCTGCAACATTTAGTGGTGCAAATACAACTTTAGCAGGTACTGTAAATTCTGGTGCAATTACAAGTACAGGTATAGTTACCGGTTCATTTTTTGTTGCAACATCAGGTTCAGTAATATTCGAGGGTACAACAGACGATAGTTTTGAAACAACATTACAAGTTGTTGATCCAGATGTTGATAGAACAATATTACTACCAAATGCAAGTGATACTTTAATTGGTAAAGCAACTACAGACACATTAACGAATAAGTCAATTGATTTAGGTACTAATACTCTAACTGGTTCAGTAGCAGAATTTAATGCTGCTTTACAAAGTGAAAGTTTTACTACATTAACAGGTAGTGAAACACTTACAAATAAAATTTTAACAAGTCCTGTTATAAACACACCAACTGTAGGAACATCATTAACTTTACTTACGGCTGGAACAATTATTTTTGAAGGTGCTACAGCAGATAGTTTTGAAACAACATTAACTGTTACTGATCCAACTGTTGATAGAACACTTACTTTACCAAACGCTACTGACACATTAATAGGTAAAGCGACTACTGATACATTAACTAATAAAACTTTAACAAGTCCAGTCTTAAACACTAGTGTTTCTGGAACAGCATTTTTAGATGAAGATAATATGGCGTCTAATTCTGCTACAAAATTAGCAAGTCAGAAATCAATTAAAGCATATGTTGATACAGTAATGTTGACAGAAGATACACTTGCTGAAATGAATGATACTAATATTACATCTCCAGCAGATGCTTCTTTATTATTATATGATACAGGAACAAGCACTTGGAGAGATGGTGCTATGTCAGGTGATGCTACTATTGGTGATACAGGTGCAATAACATTTACAACTGTTAATTCTAATGTAGGTCAATTTGGTAGTGCAACGGCAATACCTGTTGTTACAGTTAATGCAAAAGGATTGGTTACAGCTGTAGCTACATCCTCAATTACCACATCACTTACAATTGGTGCTGATACAGGTTCAAATGACGCTGTTGCTTTAGCAAATGATGTATTAGATATTTCAGGTGGTAGTAATATCACAACAACAGTTTCTAATAATGATATTAGCGTAGCATTGGATCCAAGTCCAGTAATTACAACAATTGTGTTTGAAGGTGCTACTGCTGATTCATTTGAAACAACTCTTACAGTAGTTGATCCAACTGCTGATAGAACAATTACTTTACCAAATGAATCATTTAAAATTGCTTCATTTGAGAATATGGTAGTTGCTAATGGTGATAATTCTACTGTAAACTTTACTGTTGCTACTGGTTATCATCTTAACCAATTTTTGGTTACTCTCAATGGTGTAATTCAAGAACCAACAGCAGATTTTACATATTCTGGTGCGACTTTAACAATGGGGACGGCACCTATTACAGGTGATAGATTGACAATTAGATACTAATTTATATAAATAGCACTATAAAGGATATAATATGGCTCAACAAAACCCAATTACTACAAGAGAAACATTAAAGCAATATTGTTTGCGAGCATTAGGTAAGCCTGTAATTGATATTAATGTAGAAGATGACCAAGTAGAAGATAGAATAGACGAAGGTTTACAGTATTTTGCTCAATACCATTATGATGGTGTTGAACGAATGTATTTAAAATATCAAGTTACAGCGGCTGATATTACAAGAGCTCGTTCAGATGAAACATTAACAACAGTTACGGATACGGCAGATAGTACGGTTACGGCTATTTGGAAAGAAGGTAAAAATTATATACCTGTACCGTCAACTGTAATGTCTGTTGTTCAGGTTTTTCCTTTTACAGATAAAGCGGCTTTAAATCTTTTTGATGTTAGATATCAGTTGCGATTAAATGATTTGTATGATTTTTCATCTACAAGTATTATTCATTATGATATGACATTAAGACATTTAGATTTATTAGACCATATTCTTGTGGGTGAAAGGGCAATACGGTTTAATCAACATAATAATAGGTTGTATATTGATATGGATTGGGCAAATGATGTAGCGGCAGGTGATTATTTAGTTGTGGAATGTTTCCGTAAATTAGACCCAGCAACATATACGGATGCTTTTGATGATATTTTTTTAAAGAAATATGTTATACAATTAGTTAAAAGGCAATGGGGTCAAAATCTTATTAAGTTTCAAGGTGTCGCTATGTTAGGTGGTGTTCAATTAAATGGTGAACAATTATATACTCAAGCACAAGAAGAAGTAACTAAACTAGAAGAACAAATACAATTATCCTACGAATTGCCTCCACAACACATGATAGGATAATATCATGCGAAATACTTATTTTTCCCACGGCAGTCAAAGAGAAAAGTTCCTCTATGAAGATTTAATCATAGAGCAACTTAAAGTATTTGGTCACGATACTTATTATTTACCTCGTACAGAAATTGCCAAAGATTCCATTTTAGGTAATACAACTGATAGTTATGATGATGCTTATGGTATTGAAATGTATGTTGAGGATGTGAATGGTTTTGTTGGACAACAAGATATAATTGGTAAATTTGGATTAGAGGTAAGAGATGAAGTAACTTTTGTTGTATCAAGGCGAAGTTATGAATTGCTTGTGGAAAATGAAAGTAATCTTTTATCAATAGGTCAACCAAGAGAGAATGATATTATTTATGTACCTCTCTTTAAAAAGTTTTTCCAAATAGATTTTGTTGAAGATGAAGACCCAATGTATCAAATCGCTGATTTGCCTGTATTTAAATTAAAATGTTCAATGTGGGATTATTCATCAGAAGCTGTAGATACCGGTATTACAGAAATTGATGATAAACTTACAAAAGAAACACTAGATAGACTTCAAAATCAATTTTCATTAGAATCAGGAACAACAGTTTCTGGATCTTTATTAGCGGAACAAGTAGATGGTAACATTGAGGCATTCCTTTCAGAAGATGGATTCTTTATGGTAGATGAAACAGATGGTGATAATTTATTATTGGAAGATGACCCTAATTATATTGACTATATAATACAAGAGGTTGCTTTAGCGACTGGAGTAGAAGATATTGCAGGTGCGGATAATTTGGCATTTGATACAGCTGCAGGCATAGATGATTTTGATTCAGACAATGATATATTTGATTTTTCTGAAAATAATCCATTTGGTGACCCTAGAAACAATTAAAGGAGATAATTTATAATGTTTAAGGACGCACAATACCATGAATTAATACGAAAGACGGTAGTTGCATTTGGTACATTGTTTAACGATATGTATGTTTATCGAAAAAACAGTACAGGTAAAACAATACAAAAAATGAAAGTACCTTTAGCGTATGGACCAAAACAAAAATTTTTAACAAGACTAGACCAGGATTCTGCTCGTACTGCTGCTGATCCAAAATCAACCGCAATGACTTTACCTC